CTACCATTAGACTAAGGCGGCTAGTATTTGGCTCCAGTACTTGGAATCGGACCAAGATCTAACGGTTAACAGCCGTTTATGTTACCATTACACCATACTGGAATATGTGGTACTCGTACTAGGAATTGAACCTAGATGACTGGATTAGAAATCCAGGGCACTATCCATTGTGCTATACGAGCATATTTGGTACCCCAAGGAGGAATCCAACCTCCATTCCTGCTTTAGGAGAGCAGTACTTTTTGCGTTAAGTTATTGGGGTATGATATTGTATTGCTTTGCCCACTTCCTGACTGCATTGTCTGAGACATTGAACAGTCTACCAATGGCACAAAAGCTATTGTTCTTGAGCAGTGCAAGTAACTCCCTTTTGGTTGGGTGTTTACATTTTCTTGAGGCAAGTCGGCTACACTTTACACCGCAATACTTTCTTCTGTTTATGTGTGATTCAACATCATTATATTTTTTACCACATCTTTCACATGTCTTTTTGATTCTGATAGAAAGCATAATATATTTTATGATACCATAAATAATCTTATGGTCAAGAATTTTTGGTAGTGCGGGAGGAAGTCGAATCCCCATTCATGTGAGCTTAAATCACATGGCTTTGCCAATTAGCCCACCGCACCATATGTATGACTATTCATTCCTTACGAACTGTAAGTTGCCTTAATGTACACATTATCATGCATTAAGGGTTGTAAGTTGCCTAGAAATGCACATTATAAGAGGTAATATGTTGCGAGTTAGTAACCTTTTTTGGGGTTAAGTGGTAACATATTGCCAGTTATTTGGTGGGTCCAGAGGGCAACGATCCCCCAACTTCCTGGGTAAGAACCAGGTACTCTGCCAATTGAGTTATGGACCCAAAAATGGTATGGTTTTTGTGGCAGAGGAGGGGGGACTCGAACCCCCAAGACTGCTTTCACAATCCCCTGGTTTTCAAAACCAGTTCCCGCACCTACTGGGGTCAACTCCTCTGTATTAATAGTTGTATATAACTTTGTTAACTATTTGTGATATATGACCTTTTGTTGTGTTAAAAGATCTTGCCAAAGAATTCAAAGATTCACCGCTCTTTTTTCTTGATCTAATCTCTTCCACCTGATTGTTTGTGTATTTTCTCTGTGCTAAAGCAGCCTTTCTCGCTGCATTTAATCTTGTCATTGGTTTTTTGTCCATGTGATTTTGTTGCATTGTTCCTATTGCTATATTACTCCAACTGTTGTCTTGGCTGTCACCATTAAGATGTCTTACCTGCATACCATCTTCAAAAATCTTATCTCCGAATTTCTGATATGCTTGTAATCTATGAATATAAACAGGGATATCTTTTTTGTGAAACTTAACGCATACCTTAATGTATCCCCTATGATCTATCGTTCCTTTAATTGGTTTGTTTTTCATTCCGATTATTGTTCCATCAGGTTCTACTCTCATTCCTTTGTTTTTTGCATATATAATCACCTTCTGTAATTTGTTTTGCATATAACCTCCTATATTATACAAAGAGATTATAATGATATTTTATAAAGGTGCAAGACGTTTTTAAAAAGCGGTGGCAACCCTGCCAGGAATTGAACCCAGGACTTCTGGACCAGAACCAGACGTGATACCTCTTCACCACAGGGTTATGGCAGTCTCGTGAGGAGTCGAACCTCAAACTTTCAGGATCAAAACCTGATGCTCTAGCCAATTGAACTACGAGACTATATATGGCCGAAGGGATGGGATTTGAACCCATGGAACCCTATTAAGGTCCACACGGTTAGCAACCGTGCTCGATAAGCCTCTCTGACACCCTTCGATATTGGTATGGTAGGGACGGTAGGTTACGATCCTACGACTTCCTGATTATGATTCAGGTGTTCTACCACTGAACTACGTCCCCATGGTACTGCTACCTGGAATTGCACCAAGACTTTAACCTTATCAGGGTCACGTGCTGACTGTTACACCATAGCAGCAAATAAATGGTACACCCTGGAGGAATTGAACCTCCAATGAGATTGCTCTCGCCAGATTAAAAATCTGGTACACTACCATTGTGTGAAGGGTGCATGGTAGTCCCACTCCGACTCGAACGGAGGATCTTCTGGGTGTAAACCAGATGCTTTTGCCAGCTAAGCGATGGGACTATATATGTCAAACGAGATATATATGTCGTTTATTAATGTGGACATATATACTTATATGTGGTACCCTCGAAAGGATTTGCACCCTTGCTAATTGATCCGTAGTCAATCGTGCTATCTACTACACTACGAGGGCATGGTAGTAGGGGCGAGGATTGAACTCGCACATCACTTGTTTATAAGACAAGCGGCTTCACCAATTTGCCTACCCTACCAAATAAATGGAGCCACCACTCAGAATCGAACTGAGATTGATAGTTTACAAAACTATTCTTCTACCATTGAAGTATGGCGGCATGGTGGAACGACCCCGAATTGAACGGAGGACACCAGATCTTCAGTCTAGCACTTTACCTTTTAAGCTATCGTTCCTTATTTTGAATTGATGTTTTGTACCACACGATCTACTACAATAAAAAAACTTCTGTCCATGTTTTCTTTTTGTTCTAATGCGATACATTTCTCGTGTAAATGGCTTATTGCAATAATCACAAAGCAATGAAATCATCTCTCCTGGTTCTTGATGAGATGCAGAATGGAAAGATCTTGTTTCTATGCTTAGGTTGTCTATATGATTATTTTTTTTGTTTCCATCTTTGTGATGTACTATTTCGTTTGGTTGTAACTTTCTTCCTATTTTTTGTTCCATAATGAAACGATGTTCGCCAATGACCCTTCCGTCTGATAGCCAAACACGTATATATCCATCATAACCATCACTATTGTTGTCATACCTATTAAGAATCTTTATTTGTTTCATAATATACATGATAATGATATATGATATATTGTCAATATGTTTTCAGATAACCTACCTTGTTATCATTGGATTATATGGTAGACAGGGGGAGAGTCGAACTCCCAAACCAAACTTTTTGAAAGTTTGAGCTTTGCCAGTTAGCATTACCTGTCCATGTAAATGGCGGTCCCAGGGGAATTTGAATCCCCGCTACTAGATCGACAATCTAGTGTGCTAGGCCAGACTACACTATGGGACCGTGGTGCCCCACTATGAACCCCCGAATACTCAGAGAGTGGGACGTGTATGGAGCGGGTAGAGAGAATCAAACTCTCGTCACTAGCTTGGAAGGCTAGGGTATTATCACTATACGATACCCGCATAAATGGTCGAGTAGGCAGGATTTGAACCTGCGAGTTCTCCTGATCCCAAATCAGGCGGGGTGACCAGACTCCCCAACTACTCGATGGTATGGCGTACAGGATTTGAACCTGCAATTTCTGCCTTGAAAGGGCAGCGGCTTAACCATTCGCCTAACGCCACAAGTATATGGTGGGCAGGGTGAGAATCGAACTCACTCAGGCATAGCCACCAGTTTTACAGACTGGTTCCGTTCTCCAACTCGGAAGCCTACCCAAAAAAAGACACAGATTGTCAAAGATCAAATCGTTACGAAACTATATGTTATCGGTTTCCAAACCGCTTCTGGTATTCTTCTTCACTTGTGATGCACCAGAACTGCATCCTTTCTCTCTTGATTTCCTCTTGGCGGTCACGAGACTTCTTATCTCGGTAGGCTTTGGCAAATAGCTTAGCCTTCCTAGCAAGCTTATGGTCCCGTTTACTGCATAGTTCATCAAAAAACCTCACCAATTTATCCATCAAGTTTAGTCCAAAAAAAAAGAGCCACTCTTTTTGGGAGTGGCCCTTTAAAGTTCGGTACTTTAGACCACTACCCGCTTGTACCTTCAATCACCCATGACGCTGGATTACAACGATGGAGTGGTTGCTGGCCCAGTATATAACTGGGTTTCATGGTATCAGCAGATAATGTTCTAAATCGTCTCATAATTTTTCCTTCTGTTGTATGATAGCCGACTTTTGTTCAAAGTCAACACTTTTTATTTTTTTTTCTTTTTTTGTTATGATTAATTCTTTCTTCTCTGTCCAGTTGTCTTTCTTGCCATTGATAGATGTTCTCATATCTATTGTATTAATACTAGCCCATTCATACATTTCTATAATCTCATCACAGTAGTCGTAACTCATAACCCATGGAGACTTCATATCTCTAACCATGCTTGACAAAAGAACATGATCATCGATTGACATTTTTACTCTGTAAAGATCATTGCCTTTGTGATAGTATGGTGGATCAAAATAGAATACTCTTTCGCCATCGTCTAGGGTGTCAATAAGATCGGAGAAGTGCATGTTCATACTATTGATAGATGGTCCAACTTCTGAATTTATTTTTTCAATCAAACCAACTAATGCTTTCTGATTATATCTACAACCAACGTCCCACTTGCTCTGTTGTTTCATGCCTCCTATTGGACCAGCATCCATAATGCCAGAGAAGGTTGTTCTATTAAGGAATATAGCATTGAATGCATTTGTAACACACGATGATTTTTTATTATCTGAGTTCTTTACAGATAAAAAAGCATCAAGACTAGCATCTGTCTTTTCTATTATAGAACAAAGCTGCTTCATGAGCTTTGGTTTTGAAAGACACTCCCAAAAACAATGTATTCCAATATCAAGATCGTTTAGATACATTTCTTTTATGCTTGGAAACATTGATGCTACCTGTAGCGAAACAGAACCGCCACCAACAAACACATCAACAAATGATTCTGTAGACTGTAGATGGTGTTCCATGCTACCTATGATCTTATCTAAGATTCTAGTCTTTGCCCCAGGATAACGGAAAGGACTTCTAACTCTTTTGAATTTCTTTTGCATAGTCACCTATGTTCTCTATTAATCCATTGCTAAGAAGATCTTTGTAGTATACAGCCTCTTTTATTCCAATCATTCTTTTGATGAAAGGATCTTTTAGTAGATTGTATTTATGTAGAAATGGTATTGGTATAAGACTCTTTATCTTTCCTTGTATGCCATTGTATTTACGAATCCAAACAAATGCGATCATTTTTCTTTCATCGGTTGTGTTGTCATATATTTCTTTATCCATACCATAATGAGAACCTATTTCTTGTTTTTGGATAACCCATGATGGTTCCCATTTGTTTTCTGAGTATCTGTCCCAATCTATTGTCTTGACTTGTATACATATGTTTCCACCCCTAAGATCTGAGTCCCATGTCTTTCTGTCTTTGTCGTATATCTCGCAGTCTGGATCGCTAAGTGTTATATATCTATCTAGCTTACGTCTTACCAGAAACTCTCCTACTTTCCCCACGAAGTGTTGATACCTTACGTTTTCTTCGTTGTATTGGTTTCTTTTTTGATAGTTTTCTATGTCTATATTTTCAGCAAATATTCTACATGTAGACAGATCTTGATCTGACATTGTGATTTGATTAAATATATCTATCATACATATCCTATAAGTCATACCTAAATATTTCAAGCTCACCCAAACCAACAAAAAGACAGTCTTCTACTTGTTGTCGTATGCTCTTGTGATGGTGACCAAACACCCACAGTTCTGGCATGTGTTCTCTCCACATCTTGTCGAGATAATGAGTGGTCCTTGTCTGTTGCTCTGGTAGGTATGAAAAGAATTCATGGTACAGTGTAGCTGGTACATCATGTGTAACCATGATCTTTGGCTTCTTTTCTTTGTAGAGCAAGTAGGCAAGGGCTAGTTCGTCAGCGTATAGTTCTTCATGCTTCCACCAGTCTACCTCTGGTGTTCTGTGTTCCCAATCTATGCTCCAAGCCCCAGCAACGAAGAATAGGCTGTTGTCATTTAAATAGCCAAAGTCTCCTAAATGCTGTGGGTGTGCTAAACAAAAGTCTGGGTTATCATGATTACCCCTTATAAAATAATCATTGTCCCCTGGTTTGAATTTGTACTGAACATCCCAGTAAGAGAAGATACCCATATCTCCAACCTGTAGGGTTTCTTCTTTGGTTGAGTTTATTATTTCGTGGTACTTACCCCACTTGCCATGAACGTCACCTATGAATATCATTTCTTAAACAGGTAATGCCTGAACTCCTCTATCTTTGCTTTGGCATTCTTATTCCATTTCTTTATATGTATAATCTTGTCTTTTGCTAATGTTCTTTCTTGGTTCATGTGCACCCTTATTGCTGGTTTGGGTGAGAATTTTTCGTATATCTCATGTGGGAAATTATCAAGAAGGAATTTCATACCATCGCTAAGTATTTGTACCCATCTGCTTTCGTTAACAAGAATGATTCTTGCTTCTCTTTTTATTGCTGACTCTAGCGAGTGTACTTTTATACTAAAGAAGTTGTATGAATATGCTGTCTTTAGTTCTACAGGGTATTGCTCCCCGTCTATTATAAAAACCAAATCTGGCTCTGCTTGAACATTGCCTTGTAATACTTTCCCTCTTTGCTTATGGTTCTTGTCTATTATTTTTTCTATTTTGATGTCCTGACCGATGAATTGATGTGCTAAAACTTTTGCCCAAGGAATTTCCACAGACTCCCACCTTTCCAATGCTTCCTTGAATTCCTGGTCGGTCCTGCCTTCTTCCTTGCGATAAGCGTAATTACTCATTTTCAAATATGGTAGCGGGCACAGGAATCGAACCTGCAATCAATGGCTTATGAGACCAATCGAGGCCCAGCCTCGCCACCCGCAATCTTTCTATATTATATCCTCTTAAAACAATAGTTATAACAAAAAAATTATATAGATCTATACCAGTTCGTCAAGTTAAATGTGAATTTTTATGAACTGGTCTACTTCACCATCTGTGTTGATGCCATAGTCAACCTCTATAAGGGTCTTGCCATACTTCTCGTTGATTTTGTCTGCTGCTTTGGTTGCTATCTTTCTTTCAAGAGATATACAGCCGTTCTGATCCACACCAATGTGTCTTAATACGGAATGGATCATAACTCTCTGTTTGTAGTGTTCAAATTCTGCTATGATCTGGCTCTTTGTTAATCGCTTGATGGTATGTACAAAGAAACCCATGTCTTTTCTATATTTGTAGTTTCTGTATAATAAATAGAAGCAAACGAGTAGTGTTATTACGTATACAGAATAGAAATATATGTCGATTATACTAGCGTTAGCTATCATAACGCCTGTAGTACTTTCCACAAACACACGTGTAAACCTTATCCATTATTTTATCATCATGAACTAGAACACCGTGTTCTAATTTATTTGTATTACACCCAGGACAGATGTTATCTGTCTGATGCATGTATTTTATTTTGTACCCATCCCTGTCTTTATCGCTTATCTCTTTTAATTCTACGCCCATATTTTCCTCTCAATAAGGTGGATGTCGTGCACTCTTAGTACACGACACCCTGTTTCATACTAAACCATATTATAGTACTTCTAATCTATATCTCGGATAGGACAGCGGCACTCAGCAAGCTGTCGTGCATCCATAGCTACCGTTTCGGGAACTCGCCCCTACTTTGTGTAGCATCTTGATTATACAGAACTATACTAATGTGTCAACTACTTTCTCATCAGCTTGATGTATTCATCGTGCCATGTTGTTCCATCCCAAAGCACGGTAGGGTCATTCTTCATATCACCGAAATACATCTTACCATCCTTATTCATATCCCATGCTGATAGGGATTCATCCTGTATCATAAAGATGGTATCATCCTCATAGTGATTGAGTTTGATTTTGTTTGTGTGACGTAGTTTGCGATTGCAAATACGCTTGTCATCTTTCTCGCTTGCAGAACCACACCAACTACCGATAGGTGTTTTCCTTCTAGATCTACTCATGTTATAAGTCTCCTTTTAAAATACTTACAACATGCTTACCTCCTTTATATGGTGGAGACGGAGGAGAATTGCACTCCTCGTCCTGCAATCAGTCCAAACAGGCTTATACATTCATAGTTGGCGATAGGTTCATCCAACAACCTTTGCTTGTCTTTCCAAAGCAGTCAACGACTTTGTCGCAGTCACCGTGTCTTTCCACAGTGTCAGTCACTGTTGTTGTCCTTACTCATGGTTACCGTGACCTCTACCACTTTCGGGGGTTGCTATTTTAAGCAGCCATTTTTAGTTCTGCGTTTGCAGTTATTGTTTTGTCGGGGTTTTACGTGGCCATCCGACAACCACGGAATGCAACCTTGTTTTTCAATGATCCAGTCGATCCTAATTCGTCCCCGTTATTTCGGTTCCATCTAAATTATACCCTTTTTGGTTTGGATGCAAACATTTATTTGAAAAAGTTGTTGACTTAATCCCGTTTCGTCTGTACAATTTCGTCTGCACTCGGAATTTGAGCGAGATCTTTTATGTATGTGAGCGAGGTTTTGTGGACTCTATAAATGTAAAAAGAAACACACCATTCTGCTGGCAAAGTAGAGAAACCCTAAGCAATCTAAGAGAACAATTCAAAGGTGCTGAACTTACAAAGTACCGCAACCTATACCTTACAATATCAGAACTGCATGCCGAGTTTGGCAACGCTCCAATAAAGAACTACACTAAAACCATATCAAAATATTCTGGTCTGTCAAGAGTTTGGTTATTACCAGCCCTTAAGCAGATGGAAGATCTTGGTATCATATATACCACTGAGACAGAGCGTGATGGTGGTAAATTTACTGGTACTGTTATGTATATAACAGATAATTTCAAATGTGAAAATAGTGAATCAACCGCAGTATCAAAAACCGACTGCGGTGAAGATAACTGCGGTGACACCGTAGTATCAAATTCGCACTGCGGTGCAGTGGACGCAAGTTGTAGTAACAAAGAGACTTATAATGACGACCAAGGTCGTCACCAGAGCATGGAAGAAGATGAAAAGGCTCTCTCTTATAAACAAACATATAACAAACATAACAAACATGTACGTAATGTTACATACAAACATATCTCTATAGAGGGGAAGATAGAGATTGAGAAAAAAGAGAAGGAAAAAAGTGGGAAAAGTGAGATCATTTCCAGCCAAGATGCTTGCGATAACATAGAAAACTTTCATAAGTACCTTGGTTTCAAGGAGTTATCTAAAAAACCAGTAGAAAACTGGAAAGCAGACGACTTTTTGAAGTATTTTTGCATACTCAGAGCTAGTCGTGACGGTATCCTTCAATTACCATCAAATTGGGCAAGAGAAGGGAAAACTATCAAAAACATCCTGAGAAATCACAAGCCTGAGGTATTAAAGGAGCTAATGATGATCTTCTGTGCAGAAAAACAGAGAATAATTGAGATGAACCGTGGTAAGGATATTCAAATGACACTTGGTGCATTCACAACAGACTGGACCCTTACCATGCTTAATACGATACGTGTACAAAAACAACAAGAAGAAAATGTCGGTGCTAATAGAGAAAATGATTTAAAAGAAGTAGAGAACAAAAGAGGATTCAAAATTTAGGAGGAAATATGACTAAGAAAAATAAAAACATCAGGGATCTACCAAAGAATCTTGATATGACAATGAAGCAATTAGACAAGCAGTACGGTAAGGGTTCAATCGTTCAGCTTGGCAGAGATCCAAACTCGTATGATATAAACGGACAGGTATCTTCAGGTTCTCTTGCTTTGGATATGATTCTTGGACCTGTAACGCCACGATTTAACACCAAAGGAGATAAGGTTGATGGTTGGGACTCTGGTTTCCCTCATGGACGTATAGTGGAGGTTATGGGACCAGAATCATCAGGCAAGACAACACTTTGTAATCTTTTGGTTGCAGAAGCACAGAAGGCTGGTCATTGGGCAGCGTTTATTGACATGGAGCATGCATGGCACAGAGAATATGCAACTGACCTTGGTGTGGACGTAGATAACCTTATCATATCTCAGCCTGGACACGCAGAGGAAGCATTGAATGAACTTGAGGTGCTTATTCGTACTGGTGACCTTAAGGTTATCGTTGTAGACTCGGTAGCATCATTAGTTCCCAAAGCAGAATTAGAGGGTGAAATGGGACAGAACCATGTTGGTCTCATGGCACGTCTTATGTCACAGGCAATGCGTAAACTTGCTGGCATTGTTAGTCAGACAGATACTATTGTTGTGTTTACCAATCAGATTCGTGAGAAGATTGGTGTAATGTTTGGCTCACCTGAGACTACACCAGGTGGTAGGGCACTGAAATACTACTCTTCGATCAGATTAAGAATCTCAAGGACTGGTGACGTTACCATGAGTGATGTTAAGATTGGTCAAAAATGTAAGATTAAAACAGTCAAAAACAAGGTGTTCCCACCATACAAAGAAACAGAGATCGAAATGGTATGGGGAAAAGGTTACAATAAAGCTGGAGAAATACTTGACATAGGCGTAGAGTCTGGTATAGTGTCAAAGTCTGGTGCTTGGTACAGCTACGGGGATACTCAAATCGGACAAGGTAGAGCGAACACTTGTGTTTTCTTAGAGGAGAATAAAGAAATAATGGAAGACATAGTTGCAAAGGTATTGAAGGCTACATTCAACGACAGGGCAGAGGCAGAGGAAGCTGAAATAGAAAAGAAAGCAGACGGTGAGTTCTAGTGTCGAAAGCTAATATCAATGTTAGCACAAGAGGTAATGCCTCAAAACTGCACAAAACAATCAACAAGTTGTTGAGGGAAATTTATCCTTACAATATCATCCAACAGGAGATGCCAGTAAAGGTAAAACCAGAAGGCATGCGTCAACGTACTTTGTATTTTGACTTCGTTGTACGTGAACTTGATATGTATATTGAATGTCAAGGTAGACAACATTTTGAGAAGGTAGGTTTCTACCATCAGGATGGTGGTTTTGAAAGACAGAAACAGAATGACCAACTCAAGAGAGACTGGTGTAAAAGTAATGGTTACATAATGGTCGAGCTACCATACCATGAAGATTATAACAAAGATTTGCTGTATCAATACATAGATAAAGCAATCGCTGATGCTATGGAGAATGAAGATGAGTGAAGATAAAGAAGTTGTCTTAACAGAAGAAGAGAAGGCTGTCTTTAAAGCTATGAATCAGGCTGAGAGACAAATGAAACTTCATGTAATTGCAGACCCAAATGATTGGGATCAAAATGATCTCATTGAGAAAGTTTTACATTACATGAGGTTTGATCCAAAGCATCTGTTTGATATGCATATTGAAGAGTTACATCAACTTGAGATGGCATTGGCTGCACATATATCATTTGTTAGAAGCAAGGAGAACTACTGGGCAACCATGGTTGATATGGTTGAACGTGAGTATAACATAAAGGTTAATTATCATTGTTCAAAGATGGATTCTAAACAGTTTCCAACTGCTAAGGAACGCAAGGCTGTTGTCGAAAACACGTCAGAAGAAATAAAGACACTCAAACATAATCTTGATTTGTACCGTGCGTACACTCAGATTACACACAAGATATCAGATACACTCATGCAAGCAGACAATAGTCTTAAGAAGACATTGGATATTCGTAAGATTGAATACACACAAACAAGGAGTCATGCATGAGCCAAGAAACTATTGATGCTGCAATTTTTCAGGAAGAAGAGTCGGTTATATATGACACAGGAAATGAGAGAGCTATACTTGGTGTGTTAATGAAAGACTCAACACAGATAATAAATGTTGAGCCGCACATCAAGACAGATGCTTTCTTTAATGCACACAACAGGTACATCTATGAGGTTATGCTTCACATGTATAGCAATGCAATCAAGAGTGGTGTTGTTGCTAATTTTGATCCTATGTCTATCATGTCGATAGCAGAGAGTCATGGTAAGAAAGAATCTTTTCTTAGAAAGTCAGGTGGGTATGATCATCTTGACTCTATACGTGAGTGTCCTGCCGATGCCAAGTCACTGTCACAATATATAGACAGGGCAAAACAAATCAAAGCCCGTGTTGAAACACATAGGAAGGGTCGTGACCTACAAAAGATGGCACTGAACCCAGGAGTGACTCGTGTATCAGAGTTTATGTCAAGCGTAGAGAATGCTACTCTTAGCTTTACTGGTAGCTCTCATGACTCAGAGATAAAAAAGATAGGCGAAGATGTAGAGGGGTATCTGCAAGAGAAGATAGCAATAAAGAAAGCAGGAAAGACACCTGGTGTACCGATAACATGTATGCCAAAGCTTAATCATATATTACAAACACTAAGACGTAAGCAGTTGATTGTTCTATTTAGTCGTGCAAAGGTTGGTAAGTCTGCTTTTCTAGTTAATGTTGGTATTGATGTTGCGATCAAACAGAATATACCAGTGCTATATATTGACACAGAGATGTCAATGGAAGAACAACTGTCTCGTATATTGGCAAGTTCTTCTGCTGTCAGAGAAGATGATATCATAGATGGTTCATTTGATAATGATGATGGTGTAAAACAACAGGTCATGAAAATGGCTGGTGTACTTAGAGGAGCACCATTCTATTACATATCTGCTCGTGGTATGGACGTGAAACAAATCGTTAGTACTTGCAGACGTTTCAAATCATTGTATGTTGGAGAGGAAGAAATCAATGGTAAGATGCGTACCAAAGATTGTCTTATTATCTATGACTGGATTAAAGTAAGTGATAAGAATGATATCAGAAACAGTAAAGAATATCAAGAGCTTGGTTTTATAACCACAGCAATCAAGGATATTGGGAATGAACTAGATGTACCTATTATTGCTGGTGCACAGGCTAACAGATTGGGTTCTGGCGTTGGAGAAGAAGAAGCTCAAAATCCAGACACAATGGTCGGTGACTCTGACAGGATACTTAGGTTCTGCACAGCCCTGTTGCATCTTAGAAAACCAAATCTTGCAGAACAGGGTTTTATCAACCAGCTACCTATTGAAGAACAATATACCCATATATTACAGATATGTTTTCAGCGTCAGGGTGGTGTAAACCTAAGGGGTATTGCATATAACTACATTGGTGAGCAGATATTCTTCAATGAGTTGAACAATGATCCTATCAGTCTGCTTATGGAGAAGAAGAAGAAGAGAGAAGGTAGGGAAACATTCAGTGGTAGTGCCACTGTTGGTGGTAATTCACAAAATAGGAAACCAGAGGTGCCTTTCTAATGCAAGACGATTCTGAATTCAGACAGAGAATACAGGATATGCTGGACGTGCCAGCCCTATTAGATCATTTAGGTATAGAGCTAGAGAATACAACGAGTGGTCACTATAGAGGTAAGTGTCCCTTACATGAGGATAGTGATAACAGCACAGCATTCTCTGTGATATTTGGTGACAGAAATCCTTGGTGGACATGTAGGACAGCGTGTAATGCACATGGAGATATCTTTGACCTGGTAGGGAGAATGAAGGGTTTATCATTCAACGATTCAATCTATTATCTGGCACAGTATGTAGGACTAAGTAAGAGAAGGTTTCATAATGAAAACTCTGACGAAGATCTCATACATAACAAAGACTCCAATGAGTTTAAGAAACACTTTGCAATGCAGCGTCTTCAAAAACAAAGAGATGCATTGTCTGAACCTTCACCATTTATTAACGAAGAGTTTGTACAATCATGTCATAAGAATGGATACGGTTACTTCTTGAAGCGTGGGTATCCTCAAGACATTCTAGATACATTCAAGGTTGGCTTTTGTTACAAGGGAACCGTTCATCAGTGGGGAGAACACAGGATAACAATACCAATATACAAAGAAGATGGCACTCTTGTTGGAATATCAGGAAGAAGAATAGATAATATAGAGGATATGAAATACAAAATACTTTCTGGCAGCAAGAAAGGTGTTGCTTTGTATGGTCTTAATCTGATAAAGGAAAAGTTAGGGCATAGGAAGATTTTGTTTTTAACAGAAGGATTTAGTGATGTATGGAGGTTCTGGCAGTATGGAATAAAGAATGTAGTTGGACTAATGGGAAAGGACATAACAAGAGTACAGTTTGATGTCCTAAAAAGAACAGCCCTATCCGTTGTTATTGCTTTGGATGGGGATGAACCAGGAGTTAATGGTTCTAAGGCTCTATTCGATAAGCTAAAGGACTTCTTCACTGTATATAGTTTTCCAACACCAAAAAATAAAGACGTTGGAGATCTACAAAAGCAAGAGTTTGATGATTGTTATCATAGAATAAGAAAGTTTGTATAGGAGGTATGAAATGAGTGAACAGAGATATAACAATGAGAACAAGGTAATTTTGACTGGAAGAATTTTCCCTTCAAAGTATATGCAACAAGGCACCGAGTTCAAGATGGTTGGAAAAGAAAATAACCGACCAATGCTTAAGATTTGCATGGAACACCTTGAAAAAAATGGTGAGTTCCAGCGTAAGGATTTCTTTTTTGTAACGGCTTTTGGTCGTGCTGCTGAGGATAACAACAACTCTCTGGTTGTTAATGACATCATTACAATCAGTGGTCATCTTGAGAGTTATAAGAGCAAGCCAGAAATCATCGTTGAAAGAATTGATAAGGTTGGTCATGTCGAAATGAAAGAAGATAATCAACAGGGTTCTAGCGATAATGAAAAGCCTGAGCCTGAGACACAGACCGCTGCACCTGAGCCACAGCAACAGGAGTCTAGTGTTGTTAGTAGCAATGTTCCATCTGGAAGCATTCCTTTTTAAGGAGTAAAACATGACAGTAATAGGAATAGATCCTTCTTTGACTGGTACGGCTATCTGCTCTTGGGATTCAGGAGTAATAAAGAGGTCTTTGCATATCACCCCTCCCTCAAAACAATGCGAAGGCTTTGATCGTGTTGTACATATTGTCAACTCGCTCAGTCAATATATAAACGACACAAAAGAGATAACATGTATCGCAAAGGAGGGCTATTCCTATTCTTCTAAAGGAGCGGTGTATCAGATAGGTGAGCTTGGTGGGTGTATTAATATGCTTATCAAGAGGGTGCTACCTGATGTACCGTTCTATGTTTTTTCACCTAAGACAGTGAAGAAATTTTGTTTGGGTAATGGCAACATAAAAAAAGACTCAGCTTATTTGCTTAAGGTTTATGATCAGTTTGACATTAGATTTGATACAGATGATGATGCAGATGCATTCATGATTGCTTACATGGCTGAACATGTACATCATATATTAAAAACTAATGACATCACTGGCATTACAGACAAAGAAAAAGAAGCACTGCTCAGCAATAAACTTCTTAAGAAAGATAAGCTTACAATAAACAAGGCTATGAAACTAGATCCTGAAGAGTTTATTAAATATATAGAAAGATAGATATTATGAAGTGTGAATACATAAGTTCATCAAGACTAGACGTGTACGAAGAATGTACAGCAAGGTATGCAGCAAAGTATGATCAGCCAACACGTGGACCAAAAGAAGTTTCAGACGCTATGAACGTAGGTAGTCTAGTTCATCTTGCTTTGGAGTATTGGTATGGTGGTGTTCCTGATGAGAAAGATGTTAGAACAAAGACTACTGTACCAGAGGGTGCATTTGAAGTTGCCTGTAAGGATTGTGAGGTATGTGTTACTAATTTTCCAGATTATGCTCATGCCAAGAAGCAGTTTCTTGACACAGTTAAGAGTATTGATCGTGACAAGATTGATATAATAGAGCCAGAGTATAGTTTCAAACACTTTCTTGATAGTGGAGTTCCTGTTACTGGTCGTATTGATATTGTTGCTGAAGAAGACAATGGAGAAACAATACACATCATAGATTTCAAGACTGGTAAATTTATCATGTCACGTGATGAGATGTATGACTGCAACCAACCAAACATGTATGCTATGATCGTTGACTTCGAGGAGAGATTCGAGGGTGTTAATAAGATCAAGGTGTCATATTTCTACACACGTGAACAGATCTTTGTCACTGTTGAATATGATAGACGACATCTAGAACTTTACAAGCAGTACTTGTTGTACATATATAAAGTCATCATTAATGACAAAGAGCCACGAGAGAGGATGAATAAGTTTTGCTGGAGTTGTCCAAGAATGTCCGAGTGTACAGCGGTTAAGAATTTCAGAGAGTTTCTTGGTGTAATGGCATTGAACGATGAGGACAAGCCAACCATAGATGCCGCAGAGTATGATATGGATCAGCTTGCTGGGTTCTGGCAACAGGCAGATAGTTTCAAAACAATATTTGAGAACGTAAAGGATCATCTTTCCAAATTGCTATTGACATACATGCAGGAACTAGAGGGTTACGAGCATGACCTGGGTGGCATTACACTCAAGACCATGGCTAAGAAGAGCACCAAGCATGACTTCCAAGATGTATACAATCTTGCACAGGAGAACAGGGTTTCACTGAAAGATGTGTTCAAGGTTGATAACGGTGGTGTGAAAAAAGCATTCAAAGATATACCAACAGCACAGAATGAGCTTGAGTCCAAAGCTGATGTTGCTTATGGTAAGCCATACATAATGCAGAAGAAGAAGTCAGGAGCAGCTAAGAAAAAGAATGGTTAGCAGAGAGGATGCAAAGAAAAAACTGCTTGGAAGAACTTGTGGGTTTATGCTTGCAGATGGCAGAATATATGCTGGAACACTAATGGACGTTGACAATACACATTTACATGTGAGGCTAAGAAACGAAGAGACTGGGGAGACAGCGATTTTTGATTTTCCCAGAGAAATAATAGTTAAAGGACCATATTTGGTAGCGAAAAAGGAGGAACAGGATGAAGAAATGGGATAGGAAACCACGTATTCTATTAGTTACGGACAGTTCAGCAATTCATACTGGATTTGCATGTGTAGGTCGTCATATTGGTATGGCACTGTACAATTCAAATAATTACAATCTTAAAACAATCGGATGGTTTCATAGACCAACAGATGAGGTTGTTCCTTTTGAAATAATTGCTACCAATCAACAAGACAGAGAGAGAATAGAGATAGATAAGTATGCCAATGATACATTCCCACGTGTCTACGATGAGTTCAAACCAGACCTTGTCTTTGCTATTGGTGATTCGTGGATGGTTGATAATATTGCTAAGCACACAGACATGATGAAAAAGAATGGTGACGATGTAAAACTTGTTCTGTATGTTCCCATTGATGGTGAACCTATACCTACAAAATGGGTAGATATATTCAGGCTTCCCGATGCAATGGTAGCATACGGAGAATGGGGCAAGTCGGTCATGCTAAAACGAGATAAGAACTTAAAGATACAATCCATTCCTCATGGTGTGGACTCTGATATATTCAAACCAGTTGAGAGTGAATTTAAGGATCAACTTAAGGCTGCTTTTGCTGATCCAAATGCTTTTCTTATTGGTTGTGTAGCAAGAAACCAACCACGTAAGTATCTTCCAAGACTATTCAAAGCATTCAGATACTTCATCAATCCATACACCATATGCAAACAGTGTGATATGCTTTATCTCGAAAGCGTTAAGAAATGCTCTTGTGGTTCTGAGGATCTATTTCAGGGACCAGAGAAGAAAGATGCAAGAATGTATCTACACATGGCACTACAGGATTGTGGATGGGACATACAGGAATTGGTGAGTAGATTTAACCTCAAGGGTATGGTAGCATACCCCAAGGGACTTAAGGTTGGTCTTGGTGTACCAATACAAAAATTAGCAGAGATAACAGCATCATTTGATGTTTTCTCTCTGCCTACTAGTGGCGAGGGTTTTGGACTGCCTATTCTAGAGGCTATGTCTTGCGGTATACCTACTGTTGTTACTGATTACTCAGCTCATACTGAGTTTTGTCAGGGTGCTGCTGATCTTATTAGGGTTTCAGAATACATCACCGAACCTCTTACAAATATCGAGAGAGGTCTCGTTGACCTCAAAGATTATTGCATGCGTCTTGATAGGTTGTACTACGATGACAGAGCAACCTTTCTTAAGAAGTGGGGCAAGTACATGCAAGTAGAGTATGGCGTTACAGAAGAAGCACTTCAAGAAGTACCTACTGGTAAAGAGCTTCGTGAGAAGATGTCCAAAGCAAGCAGAGAAAGGGCATTGGAATATGATTGGGATAAGGTTGTCATTCCTCAGTGGATAGATTTGTTTAACAAAACTATCGAGTATGATCCAAACAACACCGAGTTCAAAGAAGAGACAACACAGATAAGAGTAGAGGAAGTCTAATGGATAAAACAGTTGTATGGTTTGGTGCACCACTAGATCCTTCTGGGTACGGTGAGGCATCACGAAATTATCTGCTAGGGTTGAAAAATTATCCTGAGCTGAAACTAAAATTAGTGAACAGACAGTTCTGGCATGGAGACAAATTAGATGTGAGAGAGTACTCTAGTTACTTTCAAGAACTGTCTAATCGTGCAGTCTCTCAAGATGGTGAGTGTGTATACATATTTAACCTGACACCAGAGAACTTTATCTGCTCAAAACATTCTAAAACACACATAGGAATGACAACCTTTGAGACAGACAGGGTACCAGGTTTCTGGCTAGTATACATGAGAGCAATGGATGAGATATGGACATACACACAATTCAACAAAGAGACATTCCAAAATGCTGGTGTTAACAGACCAATCAGAGTAATTCCTCATGGTGTGGATATTGATAGGTTTAATCCAGAGGCTGCTCCTATGCAACACGTAAGAGAAGCAACAGCTGGTAAGTTTGTGTTTGGTTCTAACTTTGATTGGACAGAGAGAAAGAACCCAACAACACTGTTAAGGGCATACTTAACAGAGTTTGGTCCAGATGATGATGTTGTAATGATACTTAAATCATACTATCAGTATCCTATCAGTCAAAGCATGAGCACAATGAAGTCTAAGATTAACAAGATGAAACAGGACTTGGGTTTGAGCACAGAGCCAAAAAAGACTGCACCTATTATGATTCTTGATAATATTATACCTCCAAATATGATGCCATCATTTTATACATCAATAGACTGTTATGTTTCCCCAAGCAGGGGAGAAGGTTGGGGTCTGTGTTTTTCAGAGGCAATGTCATCTGGTCTTCCAACTATTGGTGTTGGATGGAGCGGTAATACAGAATTCATGAACCAGGACAATAGCTTTCTGTTAAACTATGACCTAGTAGATGTGTCAGACGATTTAATGAGAGAGCAGCCTCATTATGTTGGTCACAAGTGGGCATCATGCAGTCATGAGGAGCTTGGACAGGTTATGAGATTTGTGCGTGACAACCCAGAGGTTTGTAAAAAGAAAGGTATTCAGGCTCGTAAGGACATGGAAGAGAAATGGACATGGAAACATGCTGCTAAGAAATTGTCTGATGCTATCAAAGAGGTGATGTAATGAAAAAGATACTACACTATACGATAGGGTTTCATTATCCATCTCGTGGCGGTGTTGAGACTGCTATTCAAGACTTTGCATCAATGACAAAAGAACATGCTGAAAACTATGTCATGGCAAAGAACGCTAGTGGTTCATATCCAAACTTGGTTGGATTAAAGAGTGTTAAGAATGGTGGGTTTAGCACTCACTGTACGAAGTATAATAATTTGTTTGATGGTATTCCAGGTAAAACAATGGAGTTTGATGATACCACACTTAATGCAATCAGGAATGTTAATCCAGATGTCTTGATAGTGTACCCTGACTGTTCATCTATGATGATACCACTTGGTGAGCTTGATATTCCAATGAAAGTTATTAGGATACAAGGATACCACATGCTTCAAAAATGTCCCGATGCCGCTAACTATGCAGACAGGATTATTATATTTGATAGTGATATTAAGAAGTCATTCTCTGATAGTAACAAATCAAAGGTTGTGACAATACCAAAATCATACAATCATCATATTTTTAACTCGCAAGGAAGGAAAGCTATTGATACGAGAGAGATGCTTTATGTTGGTAGGTATAGCCAGCAAAAAAGGACTGGTCAAATGATATATGTATTTCAGCAGTTAAAACAAAAATATAAAAATATACATTTAACCATAATCGGTGGTGGTACACCATCTTCATACGATATAGAGATCGATAAACAAATAAAAAAACAACCAGATGGCATAGTCAAGAGGTCATGGGTTAATGCTGAAGAACTAGCAGAGGAATACAGAAACCATGGAGTATTAGTAATCCCATCTAAATACGAGACTTTCTCTTCTGTTGCTTTGGAAGCTTTTGCCTGTGGTGCTATTGTTGTTATTAATAGTAATGGCAATACAGCCTGGGGTAAAGGTGAGAGAGGTATATGTGGATGGGCTAAAGACATGGATATAAATGCATTT